AACTACCCTTGGAGTTGTTTGTATAAGTGGTAAACTTACTTCTTATAAGAATAAGTCCGAGGCTACACAAGTTCTACTAGGGCTTGGATATGGGGTTAAGCCGAGCTTAACAAAGGATGTCACAATCCTGGTAAACGAAAGCGGTATAGAATCCGCTAAAACTAAGAAAGCCAGAGATTCTGGCGTTCAAATCATAACTAACCTATTAGAATTAACTGGAGAATAAAACTATGTCCTTACCTAAATGGACTGATGAGCGCACAGCTCATCTAACTGATTTTGTCGGTGACGAAAGTCCCGTATCTCAAGCTACTGTAGCTGATGCTGCAGAAAACCTTGAAACCTCTACTCGTTCCATCTCAAGCAAATTGCGAAAGATGGGCTTCGATGTAGAATTAGCTTCTGCTAATAACACTCGAGCATTTAGCGATGCTCAAGAAGCAACTCTTGCAGCTTTTGTCTCTGACAATAGCGGTCAATATACTTATGCTGAAATTGCAGGTCACTTTGAAGGTGGCGCTTTCTCTCCTAAGTCTATTCAAGGCAAGATTTTATCTATGGAATTAACTGGCCATGTTAAGCCTGCCCCTAAAGTAGAAGCTGTACGCACGTACTCTCCTGCTGAAGAAGTCACTTTTGTATCTATGGTACATGCTGGTGCTTTCGTTGAGGCTATTGCTGAAAAACTTGGACGAACTGTTAATTCAATTCGTGGTAAAGCTCTTAGCTTGTTACGTTCTGGTGACATTGATGCGATTCCGCGTCAAGAAACAACTAAAGGAGCTTCAAAAGAAGATCCTTTGGCAGAAATGTCTAACATTGGCGACCTGACTGTTGAAGCGATTGCTGAGTCAATCGGTAAAACACCACGTGGCGTTAAAACTATGCTTACTCGCAGAGGTTTAACTGCTGCTGACTATGATGGTGCAGCTAAAAGTGCAAAAGCTTCCGCTTCTGTCTAAAATAACTATTTAGTTATTTACAAAAACAGGCTCTTCGGGGTCTGTTTTACTATTCATGGATCGGGAGAATCTTAGTGAACATCGCTAGTGCGCTAATAAAGCAAGTGCTTTCACACCAAGACTTTGAAACTTGGAGTGTTACGTATAAGCATTATTTGCCAAGCGAGTATCATAGTCTTTACAATGTTATTGATAAACACTGTGAATCCCACCACAAGATGCCAACGATTGATGAATTAAAATTTGAGATTCGTGATTCAAGTACGAGAGAAAAGTTATATGCCGTAGAGTCTCTTGAGGTTGCTACAGATGCAAATATGCTTCTTGAGTACTTGAAAAATGAATATGCTCAAAAAGAGATTCTGGACTCGCTTGAAGATTATGTCGAAAATTCTGTTGCATTTGAAAATGCACAAGAATCAGTAGAACACCTACACCAAATCGTTTTAGACGTAGAGGATAAGGTTGATCTTGATGACCCACAGGAAAGTATGCAACGTATTGACCTGTTCGAGCCAGAGGAAGATATAGCCAAGTACATACCACTTGGCCTCAATACGGATTATGACCGCGATATTCAATTCTCTCCTAGAGATTTGGTTATGGTAGGTGGTAAACGGGGGGCTGGTAAGTCGGTTATATGTGCAAACATTGCTAACAATGTTTACGCTTCTGGGAAGTCTGCTATTTATTTCACCATTGAGATGGATAGCAGGTCTGTCCTACAGCGTTGTTGTTCTATAGCTACCGATATTTCTTTTTCACGTCTTCGTACCAAAAATCTTGGTATAGGAGAGTGGGAAAAAGTAGCAAATTGGTGGGCTAATCGTTTTGTTGCGGGACAAGACCGCTTGAAAGAGTATAAAAAACACCGTGATTTTGAGAAGTTTCATGGAGAATTGAGAACTGGAGAGCTCCTCCCGACTCAACAGTTGGATGTTGTTTATGATCCTTCTCTTACCTTATCTAAAATTCGTGCAGAGCTTGATAAAAAGGTCAAGCCCTTGAATATTGGAGTTATCATTGTGGATTATATAAATCAAGTAAAGCGGTCAAG